TCCCTATTTGCGGAATTTCTTTTCCCCTCTTTGTATTCTCTCCTCTATTGTGTATCGTTTTGGATGCTTAAAGGCATTGATCGCAGCCTGAATCTCCGAGCTTGGTTTCCCCGCCGTTTTCATCCTGCCAATCATCATCCTCAGAGTTTCTTTTTTCTTAGGCTTGACCTTGGCTTTTTGTTTTGGAATTTCGGGCTTCTTGGGGCCAGGAGCGGGCGAGGGCGGCGTTATCTTTGCTGGCTGTGGCTCTGCCTTTTTCTTTCCTGCTGCTTTGAATCCACCAAACGTTCCAGGGGTCACCTTGCCTGTTTCTTTTGAAACAGTTGCCTTTTTTGCCGCTTCGGTTCTTTCAACTGTCTGTGTGCCAGCGGCGGGTCCCGCTGAAACGTCGAATTTACCGCCTACTTCTGCCGGAAGTTTTCTACGAGCTTTTTCGGGGATAGGTTCAACATCGGCGGCTGTTCTTGGCCTGTATTTCTGCTTTTTTCCACCTGGAGATTCAGGGGTTGATGGGCCTGCTCCTCCTCCCGCTCGCATTTTCTCGACCTGCACAACACCCCCTTCCCTCCTACCTTCAGCAACTCCACCTAAACCTCTGTCACCTGTCCTCCCTATGGATGCCATTCGGCTCTCGAATGTGGATGGAACAGCCTCTCTTTCGCTAACACGCATTGAAGGGGGGATCTTCGCTACAAGCCTCTCGAGGGGATCTGTTATATATTTCTCTCCTAGTCTCCGAGGCCGACCAGTTTGAACATCAACATCACGAGGGCTTACTGTCCTTCCTGCTCCCCCTGATCGTTTTCTCCTTTGAGCCGCCTCCGTTTGCTTTGATAATGTTGAAAACTCTTTCGGTGTCAGACGAGTACCTTCACCTTTTGGCAATGTTGTCTTGTTTTTTTTAGCCATTTATCTCCCCCCCTTCTTCTTCCAAGTATCGTAAATACCGAAACATTTACCCGCTACCTGTCTGGTAGGGCGCTTATCTCCTTCATTGCGCATGGCCCTAATACAGCGGGATACGAATTTATTGCGCTTTTCCCCGGCCTTTGGCTGTGGCATGGCTAACTCCTATCTAAATACTCTTCCTTGAGAGCTTTAACCCTGGGGTCGGGATCGGAGTAAACTGCTTCGATACGATTGCGGTATTGCTCTCTCGTCTCTATGTGTTGTTGGCGGCCTTGAGCTACGAATTCGGGGTCATTGAGAAAGCCGTTAACAGACTGAATCCATTTAGCATCAGACCTCTTATTAAAAAAGCCTGTGATCTGTATTTCACACAGGCTTTCACAACGGTTGCAGGTCTGATAATTTCTGTCTGCTATTTTATTAACGGCATCGAATTCATAGCTACAAGATTCGCACTTGTAGCTATACAGCGGCAAGGTTCCCTCCACCTCCTTCTATTTGTCCTTGTTCTTGAATTTGTTCACCCTGCAGCTCTTTTACTTGCTGCACCAGGGCGTTATAAGTTGATTCATCCATTTCTGATACTTCCTGAACAATCTCCAATACCTGTTGGTCAACACCTAGAGCTTGCATGCGCTCCATCAGCGGCCCCACAACACCCATTTCCATCTTAGTTGCTATGTTAGCCCTATCAGGCCATTCAAGCGCTTCCAGTAACTCTCTCACTCCAATGGCCTGCATCTTAAATAGCTCCATAGCTTCCTCACGTCTTTGCAGGCGAGAGGTAGGCATGGTAGATCCTGCAACCACTTGGAAATGAAGGGGCATAATTGCATCAGAGCCAGTCAAAGAGCCCTGTATCGGTAATCCATCTTCCTCTAAGTAAAAGAAGCGCTCTTCTGTGTACCAGTTTTGAAGGTGCGAGATATACATTCTGCCTCGATCTCTAATCATCCGGCCATAGGTTCTAATTTTGCCCCGGATTAGAGTGTGCATATTCTCTAAAATCGCAGCAATGGACTTAAAGGCTAGGCGGCCTTTCATTATCTGAGGATCTGTGAGATCGAAAGTCCCGGCCACTTTATCAAACAGCTCTCGATAGATAGTGAGGATATTATGAATATCAGTCTGGACAGGCGGGCTATCCATGTACCTGATAGATTTGGCAACGATACTGTTTTTCGGCCTAACGATCCTGGCGGCGTTGGTGAAGTCAGCATTGTCCACCATGGTATCTTTCGGATTGATAAGCGGAGAACGAGAAACACGATCTTTCATATAGTTGAGCTGGCTAATGCACTTGTCTATCTCGATATTGAGCTGTTCCAGTTGCTCAATTCCAGAATATCCCCACGGTGTAACAGGGTCTTTGACAGAAGGAGTGAGGGTGAAGGGGAATCTATTATAAAGAAACGTCTGTGCTACCTTCTCTAATGGCATACTGTGATTTATGCTCGGGTTTTTTCTGTCTGAGAGAACCAGATCACCACCATTGCAGCTCGTTACTACTCGGACAAAGCCGGGGTATTTAGGTCTGAGTTCTACTTCTTCGGGCTCTACTTCCGATAATGTGCCTGCATCTACATCAAGTTCCTGTACCATGGGTTTAACGACTTCTCGAACCATCGTATAGTCTTTAACCCAAAGCTCCAGAATCAATACTTCATCACCACGGCCCATGACACTCAAGAGCGCTGGATTGCCATGAATGAAGGCACGACTACGAGCGAAGTCACCCATGCCTGCTTTCGGTATTGGCCTTGCAGAGCCGCCTACAATTTCACGCCTTTTCTCTCCGAGCTGTTCCTTCCATTCCTCGTCGGCCTTTATTTCGTCTGCTTTATTCGGCCATCGTCTCTTAGCCTGATTAAGCGGCATAGTAAAGTAATGGAGAGCTGCTTCCCATTTCCTCGGGTTCTTCTCGTTCAACGGCCAGAATCCAAAATTATGAGGATCGACACTAATCGTCTCTACTTCACCCAGGCCATTATTTAAGGCGGGATTGAATATAACCTTCTCGATTGCCGAACCATTGATCTCAGCCATCTTGACTGAATCACCGAAAATATCTTGCTGCTCCGTTTCGTTCCACCAATAGCGGGCCATCTTCTGCAAGCTCGAAGCTGTCTCCTCATTCTCCCCGATAACATCGAATGTAGGATTGTTGTCGGTAAGCAGGTTCACCGTCCGTTCTATGTGAGCTGCTACGAGACTTATGGAAGCAAGAGGAATGGGAGCGAAAGCGCCTGATCTCCAATGATGGTTACGGTACATTTCATAATTCCTGAACCACTTTTGCGGCAGCCGCTTTTTCTCTTTGTCCTCAATCACCGCTTCTAAGATCGCAAAGGAGGCATGACCTACATTCTTCTCCCCATCCTTCGGAAGCAACGAGGTTACATGCTGCTTCTCGATCTCGTCACGATTGCGGATAATCGGTTTCCCATGAGTGTCAGTTGCCGTAGCCATTTTTACTTTCTCCTCCACCGAAGTCTTAGATTACAGCCCCGCGTAGCATAAGTATTGCCTTCCTTGACTTCCTCACCACAGCCACACGGACAAATGCCATCCTGGGCCTCATTTTCTTCGATCTGAGGCGCTCTAGGCTCAATTAGGTACTTGACGTTGCTCCTGTATATTTCGAGCGTGTCAGCCTCGATTTCACGAAAAGGAAGATGCGCAACAAATAGATGCAAATCAGCCGGATCATCGGTTTTAGAAAACGGACAAACTAGACCCATACCCTTTGCATCATCACCGGGCAGCTCCAGGGACTCTGTTCCGACTCGACGATGAATCATCTTGCCTGTAATTGGAATATCAAGCTCATTGGTAAATGCGTTGCCTATCCATTGTTTGCAAACGGTACAAGCTACTTGCAGTTCTTGGATTGGCGGTGGTTGAACCTTATGAAATTCTTCGATTGCTTTGAGCATTTCCATTAGTGTATCCCTTCGTATGGTCTTGCACGACTCATTTCAGCGAGTTCATCATCCGTATAGCCCCCCTCTTCTGGAGTAAGCTGCGCTCGCTCAAATACGTCCATTTCTGGCATTTTGGGCTCACCCTCAAACAAGGTCGGTAGAAGAGCTTCACCTTGAGTTCTACGCCCGAGCCAAAAGCCAAAAAAAATGAGGATTATAGCAACTACAATCCCCGCACCTACCAATGCTCCTGCATGTAATATCTGTATTGTCACCATTGGAATCCTGCAAATTCATCATCGTCGTAAAGAAAGTCACCACCAGCGACTTCTTTCAGGTTCTTTTTGGCATAGTCAAGCCAGGGATCTTGTTCAACGTGATCCTTATTCGTCTTGTCAATCCATTTCTGTGTCCACGACTTAGGTTTCTTGGACTTTTCTTCTGGAAAGTAATCAGCAAAGGCCAGCATCAGAGCCTCTGCCCTATCAGGACTCGGGATATTCTCTTTCTTCATGCGCTGTTTGCTCCAGATTTGAACACGACCTCGACTATCTAGCTCATAGCGCAAATTAGCCAGCTCCCGAATCAAATGCTTATCGTTAGGGATGCTGATGCTTCCTTCCTCAAAACGATCCCTAAGACCCCAATACAATTCTGCCCTACGATTGATAAACAACGTGGGATCTGACGAAGCCTCACGCACATCAACACCGTTAATATCAATTCCTTGCTCCATCAGGCGGTCAAAAACACCTATCCCCACGCCGATAACGTCCATTCGGATGAATTCTGCAGGTATGGGTCGCAGCCGTGTTGATTTTAAGTTCAACATATCCGGTCCACGCCTAGTCATACCTGCAATGCGGCCTGCGCATATCATCGTATCTTCTTTTTCAAAAACTGCGAGTGCCAGGACTTTCACACCCTTAACGAAACAGAACACGGTATTGGAATCACCACCCGCAGCCACATCAACCCCCACGGAATCAAAGGGCCTGTCTGAGAGGGGACGAATATACTCAATCTCTCTATCTACCGCTGCGTCAAT